ACTGGTGCTGTCATTGCAGTTAGTCCTTTTCCTATATTTCCAATAGCACCTATAAAACTACTAATAGCTAATTTAAGGGGTTTAAAGAATAACCATTTACCAGCAACATATACTCCTGCTAATATTCCCAGTGGTCCGAATCCAATTGTAAGTGCAAGGCCTGCCAGAATACCACCGATGCCGAAGATTGCCTTCCAATTTTCTGTTAATGTTTCTAACCAATCTTTTTTAGGATCTTTTATATCTTTATAAAGTTTTTTCACACCCTTCCCGAAAGATTTGAGCTTGATGACCATCCAACCCCAAATCTTGCCCAACCAAGGAAAGAATCCCATATTTTTCCCTTCCCATGAGAATGGTCCGTCTTTTTCTCCAAATAAAGCCCTTTTAATATTTTTCCATGACAAACCCCACTCTCTCAAAGTTTTAGATAAACCTTGTGGATCAAATACCCATGCTCTAAAATCTTTCCATGTTTTAGTATCCAAAAATTTGATAAGTCCTACCATAAATCCTGCCATCAACGCACCAAAGAATGTGAACTTTGCAGCCCCTTTAAGTTTATCCCATTGCGTCATGGACTTGAGCATACCCCCCACACTCTTACCAATACTCTTTAATGTTTTGAACTCCATTTTTGATTTGGCATTGTCTTTTTTTGTTTTTTCAGTTTGTTGAGCAGACAGTTGATCTTCATCTTTATCTCCCTTCCTCATGAAATCGAGCATACTGCCATACCATTTTCTGTCTTCTTTGGTTTTTCGTTCCAGTATATCATCAACCTCGGTCATCTTTGTCTTTTCTTCATGCTCCGCTTGTAATTTTTGTGACTTAAAGGTTGCGGCGACCTCTAAAAGACTTCCGAGATTTTCTTGAAGACTAATTTTATTATCTTTTTTATGTAGATCTGCACCCTGCTTTTGAAGATTCAGAATAGCCGCCCCCAACACAGCAGTTTGCGTGTCAATATCACTTCGTGTTAGTTTGCCTTCTTCCTTGGCATCAACACTAGCATTTTCGATTGCGTCTATTAGTTTTTTGTTGTTGGGATCATCTGCCATTAGTCTTTATCCTTCTTAGTACCACCAGAACCACAGTATAGTCCAAACCATGCGGCTCCAGCACCTACTACTACAGAGACAAATGCACTCTGAGCATTGGTGGGGTCAGGCAGGGTCATAAACCAATCTGTTACTCTATAGAACATAACACCATAGAGGGTGATCAGGAGTCGTGGCCACACTCTCCACTTATCAATTGCTTGAGCATGTGCTGTATTATACCAACTTGCTGGTTGAACTTCAGTAGTAGATCGATCTACCTCTACGATATTAATATCAGAATTTGCCTTCTTCCGTGCCATTTTTCAATTCCTCAATTCTATTTGAGTTGTTAGTTATTCTTTCTCTATTATTTATAGGAGTATGGTCAAAAATAATCTTTTCTAATTTAAGAAAATCAATACGTTCATTCGGTACATATCTCCACACATAATCCCCATCTAATTCCCCACCATTTTTAGTAACACCAAATACGGTCTGTGTCAACCCTATTTTAACAATAAGTGCTCGTTCTCCATCCAGTAAGACATGATCCCCTTCTTGGAATTGTCTGTTGAGTTTAAATGCAATACCTTTTGCCCACTTGGTTGTATAATCCTTAAAAATGAATGCAAGGACAACAATCAATACCATCCCAATGTAAGGAAGAAGGAATGCTGTAATTTCCAATGCCGCTGCTTCTGCTGAAATTATTTCTGCCGTTAATCCATTATCCATCGTCTTTTTTCCAACCGTCTTCCTCTACTCTACGTTCTGTGTTAGGACTAGAGGTCAAACTCACCGCAATAAAACTTGTTGCAGCGAGCATAGGTATTACATATACCATCTTATCAGTCAAATATGCTGTAAGGTATGTAGGCACTAGTACTATGACTGCCTTGAAAAGTCCTTCTCGTAACATGTGCTTATCAACCTTTACTTTTCCGTTCTTCTTCCTCTTGTCGTTTTTTTTCTTCTTGTAATTGCTTTATTGTTAAACCAAGGTATATATCCCTCTCCCACGGTATCATATTATCTAGTTCTTCCAACCTCCAATTATTATGATATATCAAAGCAAAATTTGTTTCATAATAATTGGCAAGGTTATCATGTGAGAGGGTTAAACGAAAAAATTTTGAAACCCTTCTACTAAAACTTCACCTTTCTTCTTAGTTTTCGGATTTACAACATTTACTGTGTGGGAAAGTTTCGGCATAGTATCGAAAAATTCACCTATTTTTTCCAAGTGATCAGAATTTAGATTATCTAAAAATTCTGTTAATTCAGTTTCAGGAATATCTATATCTTGATGTATAGTTTCTCCCTCAACTATTTGGTGTACGCATTTACCGAGCATATTAAAAATCTGTTGTGATTCTCCGACATCTTTACCCCCCATAGACATTACATCTTTTAAGGTAGGATATTTCATTACCAGTTTAACATCATCAGAAAGAGTTATTTCATTAGTATGACCTACGACCATCGTGCATTCAAGTTTATCTAATTCTATAGTAACAGGAACTCTTGTTTCATTATCATCAGGACAGAGTACAGTTAGTTCTACACTCTCTCCTATGGATTTACCTCTTAATTTTACGAAGATGTATTCTAGATCAAATGCTGGACACGTCCAAGGATCTATTTTCTGGAAAGTACATTCTTGAATAACATTTGCAATTGCTTCTTGCATTTGCTCATCTTCTTCTGATTCTTGAGCAATCATTAAAATCTTTTGCTCTTTCATAAGAAAAGGTCTGAATTTGATTTCTTCTCCTGTTGATGGTAAGTTAATTTTATATATCTGTGTTTTTAGTTTCGGCAGTGCCATAATATTTTCATCCTTTATATTATCCTAATTTATTCATAAATTTTGGTACATTTCTCATTAAATTTCTCTCAGCATGATCTAGAACCGTATTTGCCATATTGCCTAATATATCATAACCTTGATCGTCAATATCTATATTCTTCCAATATCTGAAAACAAAAGAAACTGTTACTTTTGCAATGTCTGTGGCAGGGGCATAATTTAGGTCTATTGATCCTACTGACTTGGGATATGCTTCCATACATTTTAGACCATACCTTCTTTTAGAGTTAGTATCAAGCAGATAGATAGATAGAGAACCAACATAGTCGTTATAGTATTTTAAATTCCAGGTTTCTCTTTCATAACATGCTTCTTGCCATGCTTCAAAGAATTTTCTTTCCCCTAATTCTGAACCGCATTGAAATGTTATATTAATATCCTCTGCAAAATTAACACCTTCGACAACTGATCTGATAGGACCATATATGTTTGGGTCATCTCCTGTTGATAAGTTTCTCCCAGGAAGTTGAACTGATTCTGCTCTTAGTTGGATAGTTCTTAATCCACCCCCCTTTGAACCCCCTACTATTCCTTTTAAACCAGAAGGGAGAAATTTCATAGCGGCACCAAGTAAACCACCACTACCACCACCACTTGGACCAGTTCCCTTAAAAGTAGTGGGTTGTCCTATTTCTATTTCATATCTACTAGGTAATGCAAAACCTTCATCAGAACGTAAAAATCCCAAAGCATCGTTTAATAGACCGTATCCTAGTCCTTCGAAATTTGCCATTAGATCATTCCCCTAGAGTCTGCCCATACCTCTTTAGCAGATGCTTTTTTAAATCTCTGTACAGGTAACAAAGTTGCTACAGTAAATTCATCTGCATCTATTCTACGAAACTGTGATTGCACATGTCCTGCAAGGTATCTGTGTACCGTTGGTTTAATAAATTTTATATTCTTCAATTTTTTATAATCGACCATTAATCTAGTAGACTCATCAAATCTGGTGTTGTTAGAAAAATCTACTAAACGGTCCAGAAGTCTAATTCTTGTAGGTATTGGAAGATAGTGCAAATTAATTCCGAGGAACCCGTCAGGATATTTTTCTAAAGGCAATACTAGAGGAAAGGTATCATAATAGGGTAGAGTCTTTCTATGTTTTGGGTTATAGAAGAACATATTAAGTCTACCATAGAAAGGTCTTGCATTTCTTTTTCCATCTCGTATTAAATCCATAGCACCTGGTTTTCCCAATTCTCGAATTTTATCTTTATACCACTCCGTGGAACGTGGTCTTCCACCTTGTGCCTTTATTACTGCCTGTATATACTTACTTTGTGCCATGTTATTATTTATACCGAATGTCCAAATGATCCTCTGTTAATATCTTAAATTCCATGCCGTTATTTTTACACCAATTTTCTGCATATTTCCACTTTGCTGAATTAATCCCCCATGTTTTAGTTTCTTTGTACCATCTCTTTGTTTTTCTCTTGGGTTGTTTAGGGGGTTCACATTGCTTTTTTGGTTTAACCTCTATGATATACTTTTTGGTAGTGCCTTTTGCTTGCCGTACTTTAATGTAAAAATCTGGAAAATACCTGTGTATACGTCCATCCCAAGGAGATAAATAGGGGATAATGTATTCTTCACTTCCCCACTCAAGAATGGCATCATTGGTGTCACAGTATACCATAAACTTACGTTCCCATAGAGAACGGTAGATGATCCTTTGAGGATCACCTTTATATTTTGAGGGATTGCTTATGTTAAATCGACCTTTGTATGCCATCTCGTATAAATACTTTCGTAAGGATATTTAGACATGTCATTGAGACAAGTAGTAGCAGGAAAATTAAATCAGGTGGTGAAGGGTGCGGTTGGCAATGCCTTTTCTCAGGTAAAAGGTATGATAGGAAAGGGGATGGATACTTCCCCATCTTCTCTTCTTGGTGGAAAATCAAATTTTTATACTAAAAATCTTCAGTACCCTTTGAATGTCGAAGGTGATCCTATGCAGGGTCATTACATTCTTTTTCATATCAATGAAGTTAAACAAGGAAAAATCAAGAGCAGTAAACATGCAGGGAATATGGAGAATATTGGCAAAAGCATTGATTCTGAACTTGCAGGAAAAAGTTTCCAAACAGGGGAATTGAATGAATTTGATCAGGCAGATGCCGATATTGGAATAGCCGATTCTACCAATAAATTGGCACGACTTAAAAAGACAGGTTCTAAGACATCTGCTATAAACAGTGCTCCTGTGAACTCTATGTATGTGCAACACAGACCTCCCACAAAACGGATTCAAACATCTATAGCACTATATATGCCCCCAAATGTTTCTGTAAATTATACTCCAAATTATACTGATGTAGATGTAGGTGCTTTTTCTGGAGCAATAATTGCTGGTGTTGATTTGATAGAAAAGCAACTAACAGGAACATTAGCATCTGGTGAAGGAATGACTTTGGGAAAACGGATGTTTGATGAGTTTACAGAAATGGCAAAGAAAGGGGCATATAAAACAATGGATGCTGTTGCCCCAGGAATACGTGCGTTGATGCAAGTAAAATCAGGAAGAATTATTAGCAATAAAATGGAACTTTCTTTTGAGGGTGTTGCTCGCAGAGAATTTACATACACTTTTATTTTTATACCCAAAAGTGAACAAGAAGCAAAGGTAGTAGAGCAGATAATATATATGTTTAAATATCATGCCCTACCAGAATGGGCAGATAGTTGGGAAGTGGACAACCAATCTTCGCCTGCTATGAGTGGGATGCATCCTGCTATAAAGGGCAAGAGTTCAAAAAAATCTGTAGGAAGATCCATGACAATCCCAGACACATTTGATATAGAGTATATGTACCAAGGAGCAGAAAATAATTTCCTTAATAAAATATCCACGTGTTTTTGTACTAATGTTTCTGTGCAATATGGTGGAGATCGTTATGTTGCATATGGTTCTACTAAAAATATGATGGATCAATCAGGAAATCCCCCCCAAAGAACTACTTTAACTCTCGCATTTAAAGAAATGGAGATTATGACAAAAGACAGAGTAAGTCAAGGATATTAACCATGTATTTTAGTAAATTTCCACATATACTTTATGATGCAAAGGGTGAGGGTGACTTTGACATTGCAACAAATATGCTCAAACGTGTTGCTCTTAGAACTGGAGTTAGAACTAATACCTTGCTTTATGATACGTATGATGTTAAAGAAGGAGAAAAACCAGAAGATATAGCATTCAAGTTATATGGTGATCCTGAGTTACATTGGATAGTATTATTTGTAAACAATGTAACAGATCGTTATCATGGTTGGCCGATGAGTACTCCACAATTCCTAGAATTTGTCAATGAAAAATATGCTGACCCTGATGCATTGCATCACTATGAAATTGCTCAAACATCAGGTAAGGATACAATTAAGATAGACATAGGAACAGACAATACGGACTACCCATCTGCCTCAACTGTTACAAACTTTGAATATGAACAAGACAGACAAGACACTCTTAGGCAAATAAGATTATTAGACCCTGCTTATGTTTCGCAGTTAGTAAATGAATTTGAAGGTCTTATGTCTGCGAGTGTTTTATAATGCCAGAGCAAATACAATACGCAGGGCAGTTTCAAATAGAGTTAGCAGAAATACTTTCCAGTTCAGGAAAGTCGGTTGGTATTGAACCTAACCTTATGTCAATAACTCTTTATGAAGACATTGATCGTCCTTGGATTGAAGGTGAATGTCTATTACATAACCAAGCAGCCCTATCATCTATAACACCTCTTATGGGTCAAGAATATTTTAGATTGATATTAAAAACACCAACTCTTCCTGGAAAAATAGAAAGTACCATAGATTATTCTGAGAATGTGTTTTTCGTATATAATGTAGGTAAATTGAATGTTGGTACAGGGACAGAGACAGTAACATTTAGTTTCATATCAGGAGAAGCAATAAAGAATCGTAGGGTATTGATTTCTGAAAAACTAGAAGGATCTTGCGATGCCATCGTTAATCAAATGTTGGACAGAGTAGGTTGTCTTAAAGAGAGATGGATAGAACCTTCTAGTGGTAATAAGAAAATAATTGCCCCGAATATAACTCCCTTTGAAGTTATTTCTAAAATGGAGAAACAAGCAATAACAAACGAACCAATTTCTTCACCTAATTTTCTTTTTTGGGAATCCTTTAGAGGTTATCACTTCAGAAGTTTAGATAGTTGTTTTAGTAGAACACCATCATGGTTTTATAATGTGAAACCAGATTCTGGTTCTTGGACCCCAGCTGCTGGTACGGAAAGTATTATGGAAAATTTGGAAACTATACTTACTTATGGTATGAGTAATAATAATCAAATGGAAGACCAGATGGCAGGAATGTTAAATTCAAATTTGATTGTTCATGACAT